GGATTTAGTCATCTGTGCAATCTTAGGGGCAGCTTGTGCAATTAAACTCTTAATGGTTTCATCCCCATTAGATTGGAAGTTAAAGCTTTGGTTTACGACTATGTTTTGTTCAGGTGATCCACCATTAGTCTTGACACCTAGCTTACCATCTGATCCTCTTGACAGTGGCATGATAGCCTCAGGGCCAGCCTCCCCCATCAGACCTGTCTTATTGCCTGACATTGGGAACATGGTAGCAGATGACACTACGCCACCTTTAGCATATGGTACAACACTGCCAGAGCTTATGACATTACCATCTGCACTTGCTACTATAGCTTTAACTGCACTCGCTGCTGCCCCTGATCCTGACATTGCACTAGATAGATTTGCTACTAACTTTTGTACAACCATAACCTCAAACAGTTGCTTAATAATACTAGCAGCCATATCCTTAAATGCTTCTGCTGTAGTCTTAGTGCCATCTACAACGGACATTAAGCTGTTACCCATAGTTTGAGCAATAGAGTTTGCTAGGTCTTCCTGTTGCTTCTGTGTATCAGCAATAGAAGCTCTTTCGGCTTCCTTGGCTACAATAAGTTCAGCAGATTGTCTGATAGCTTCCTCTGAGTATTGACCACGGGTATCTCCCAAGTCTTTCTCAATAGTTTGTATCTGACGTAAGATGTCACCTTCCATTGTCAGATTAGCGGCTAACTTAGCAACAGCAAGTGTTTGCTTCTCTAGTTGATCAAGGGTAAGCTGAGGTTTAGCAGATGATCCACCTGTATTGGCACTAGGTTTAGTTGTACTATTGGCTGGAACAGTAAGCTCACCCCCCTGACTTAACATAAACCTATCAGTTGCGTTGCTTCCTGCCCCTTGACTGTTTCCCCTACCTGAATACTGAGGACCACTATTTACAGTATCCATGATTGCCGCTAAACCGACAGCCTTAGTCAATCTTTCGATAAGTAAGGTAGTTTCATCAGCAGCACTACGTACAACAGCAGCCATATCAACCTGAGCAAAGGTCTGGGCCAGACTTAAGGAGTCCCTGAGTCTACCAGCAAGTTCAGCAGATATTTCCTCTGTCTTTATTCGTTCTTCAAGGATAGCTCTTTCGTGGGCTTGAGTGACCTCAAGATATTCCATAGACTCTTTAGTGTGATCCATAGATGCTCTGCGCAAGTCAATAGATAATTGTAGCTCTCTGTTGACATTAGATAACTCATTGGCTTCTTGTTCTGCTTTTTCTCTTGCAGCCTCTGCCAATTGTTGTCTGACTTCATGCAGTTGATTACGAACAGAGTCACTTCGTTCTAAAGCTTCTGATTGTCTCAATAATTCTTGTGCGCCAGCAAGCTTCAGTTGAGCTAAATGCACGGCTTGTCTTGCTTCTTCCTGAGCTTGCGCCTTGTACAAGTCATTAACATTCACCTGACCATTTGGGCCAACTGAAACATTTTGTAGTGCTTCCCTTGCTTCCTCAAGCTCTACTTTTGCATTATCAATAGCGTCAGACAAGGTAAGCTCAAATGTATTTTTGAACCCACTTTGAAGTAATCTTAGGTCATCTTTCATACCTTGGACTTCACTTCGGGCAGACTTTAGTGCATCCTCAAACTTATTAGCCCCTTCAGCAGCTTCTTTAGCAGTCTTATGTGAAGTATAAAAAGCAGCCCCAACAGCAGTCATAAGAGGGATGATAATACCTAATGCAGCACCTACACCAATTAAGGCAGGGTTCATCATACCCATGACACCAACCAACTGTGTAGCCTGTTGACCAAATGCAACAAATGGGTTAGCCCCAGATTGCACTTGTACGATAAAGTCACCTACCTGATAACCTGCTTGCTGTGTAGCCATCCCCATACGGTTAGCACTTTTGCCAGCCATATTAGACCCTTGCACGAACTGGTTTGACCAACCCGCTGAACCAGCCTGAAACTGTTGATACTCAGCAGACAAGCTTTCTATTGCGTTCTCATGCTGCTTTGTGCTAATGACACCAAGGGAATGTGCGGCAGCTAATTCATCTAAGGCTCTTTCGTATTGCTTAGATGCTGCATACAAAGGTTTGTACTTATTAGACAGTCTTTCGACTTCACGGGCTTGAGCTTTAGTTGCAGCCTCTTGCTTCCTTAGTTCTCTCTCCATGACAGCAGCAGACTGAGCAGCTTTCTTATGTGCAAGGTCAATCTTTAGTGTTTCACGGTAGTGCAACTGCGATGCCTTAGCAGCAGAAGTAAGGGCGCGTTCAACCTTATTAAACTCACGATCAAAGACACTAGCAGAAGCCTTAGCATCTTTAGTGACACCCAAAAGCTCCCTACGCATAAGCTGTAGGTCTGTGATATCTGCTGTTACCTTGAAATCGCTCATAGGGTATCTACTCTCTACTAATCCTGAGATAAACTTCATCTAGCTCAAGTATTGCTTCTATCTCCCAAGGTTTGACTTTAACCTCCAAGAGTTCTTTCCATGCATTAATCTCAGTGAATGTTATAGGGTTAACCCCTGTTTCACTTGATGTTCTTCTGTTAGACAAACGACAAAAAGCAGCCCAGATATATGCTACAACAGAGGGAAGAACACATGGTTCAACTAATTCTATTGGCTTACGTCCGAGCTGCCTTTCTATCTGTTCCAAGTGTTGTCTTTTGGTAATGCCCTTGCCATCAGTCTTACTCAGGCGGAACCTATGTTCAGCCCAAGTAGACATCTGATTGACTAGGCCAATGTAAAACCCGACTCTAATTCCAATGCTTCCTCAACTTGTGCAAAGAACATTGGGTAATCCTTATAGAACACCTTAGCAGCTTCAACAGTAAACTCAGGCTTTTCACCACCAAGTGTGATATCCCATGCTGTACTATTCTGTGCCACACGCTCTACACGTAGTTCAAACATCTTACGAGAGTTGATATCACCAGCTTTATCTGGGTTAGCCTTATACTCAGCAATTGCTAAATCCTGTAGGTCAAAGCCTACCTCAATTGCAGCCTTAGAGTTAGGGCCGTTAGCAGTGATAGTCATGGGTGTGCCTTTGGCATTACCTACTGCTTCATTAAGGATTGTCTCACCTGAAAACTTAAGTTCAACTACGAGTGTTTCTTTTGTATTATCTTTGATCTTTGCTAAGTCAGCCATTGTTATTCCTATCGGGTTAAGTGTTGCTTGTCGGGTGGATTATCTTATAGGGAGACCTAAGACCCGACGACTCAAGTCTCCCCTACCTTATTTACTAAGGTGTTCTTATGTAGGTCGTGTGATCTTCAGGTTAGTACCTTCAGTTGCATCATAGAGAGCGACAAAGGACATGGAAATCATACGGCTTGTAGGTCCATCGACACCAACATCTGCTGAGTTGATCTTGACCTTAGGGAACAGGAAGGTATAAGCATTTGCACCAGTTGGGTCATCTACAGATACTTCAATCTCAGTCTCAGTCTCATCAAGGAAGCGTGTGATTAATGCTGCATCCTCGAAGTAAGCTGTGAGTGTACCTTCGACAACTGCCTGACCATACTCAAGTGATGGTGCGCTATCATCACCAATAACAAATGTAGGGGCAAACGAGTTAGTGACAGTGAAGTCAAGGGATGTTACAATAGCAGCAGTAGAAGAACTACCGACGTTACCAATGGCAATGTCCCCAGAGTATGAGTCAAATGGCGCAGCACCTGTAGCAGCATCTTGTGTCTTCTCAGTACCACCAATAGTCATGTTCTTGCCAACCATAGAGAAGGTTGTGGCTACCATCTGATTAGGTGCAAGGGAAATTGCCAGTGAAGACACAGACAAGCCTGAGAACAGACGAGCTTGGTCAACGTCAGCAGCATAGTCTTCAACGGAGAAGAACTTAGGTGTTGTACCTACCTTAAGTACATTTGTAGCCCATGTATTGAGCATAGCTGATTCCAGAAGGTCATCATAATCACCATCACGGAGGTCTACAACAATGTCACCAGATACCTGACGGTTACCATGACGGTCAACACGTGGCATACGATCAGACTGGATATCATTGCCAGCCATACGATCTTTGGTGAGGTTCAGCGAATGTGTACTGAAAGGAAGGTTTGTGAAGTTACCTGCTGGTGTTGTACCAAAGGTTGCCTCTGTAATGAAAGAAAGACTTGAGCGTGATCCTTGAGCGAAGGCCATATTATATTCTCCTAGAGGAAGTTATCATTTGTAAAAGTACCACCCGATATTAACTACCGTATAGTAATAAGGTTGCTTGTTTTGCCCCTGCTCTCTCTCAGCGTAGTCAACTGAAATAATGATAGCAGGGATAGACGGGTGAGTTACATCTGTTGTAGCCTCGAAGTGATCAACTACTTTATCTGCTAGATCATCAGCACGGGATGGACCTATGCCTTCAGGGGTGTAGCAGAAGATAGTGAACAGACCTTGGTATCTCATTTGAGGGTTCAAGCCTCTTACCGCTGGTTTGCGGCTAGTAGGGATCAACTGACACTTAAGCCAGTCAGCCCCTTGTGGTGGATCGTATGAGACGTTCTCGTAGGATATCTCAGGTACGTCAGCCATAGTGCTAAGGTGGTACTCTAGGGCTGCTCTTATGTCGTCATATACACTAGCCACTTGGGTCATTCCTTAGTTTACGAAAGACATGATATCCGTCCCTACGCCAACCTACTCCACCGTCTTCTACATCTTTAGCATGAGGGCTTCTGTTGCGTAAGGTCAGACTTTTGACTGTCTTCATATCAATTCTGTTTAAGTCTTGTATCATCTGCTGATAGCCTTGGTCTCTCATGGCTTGCAGGTCTTGCCCTCTAGGCTTATCCTTAGAGCTTCTCATGCGTCCTCCACCTGACCCGCTAGGGACAATAGAGAAGGACGTCACATAAGCTCCTGTGTCCACTGGAGAGTAGCTGACAGCTAATGCAGCTAGGTTAGTCATCGTATCTTTTACTGCATCCTCTGCTTCCTGCTCAAGAGCCTCTAGTTTAGCAAAGAAGCTCTTATTGATGGTCAACTGCTTATATGTTCTTGCCATACTTACGGACCCTTCAGATGACAGATGTAGCACATGACTACACCATTGCTCTTTATTGTCCTGACCATTGTAACCTCATCATCTGAGATCATATCTTTGTCAGTTGGTACAGTGTTAGGCAATTGACTTTTAGGTATGAAGCATCTACGGTCAGATACTACAACTTGGGAGGCATCCGTTACACCAGCTTCATTTACAAAGATATATCCTCTGAATGTAACTGTAGCTGTTGTGCCTCCATCGACTACACCTGTCTGTGGGTTGTATGTACCAGAGGAAGTGCTTGAGATAAGACTAAGGCTTTCACCATGCTGTTTCACTAGCCTAGCTAGGTCTTTCTCCCTAAACATCTGTCAGGTTCTTGTAGCGAGGGTCTTCAAACTGCTTACGAAAGAATGTATAGCTTTTAGCAGGGGAAGTCGGTAGCCCACCGATAAAGATACCAAGGGAAGTACCGTCTTGACGATTGCCCTCTTGCTTGAGTTGTACGGATAATTTACTGTAGCCACTTGCAATAGTGCTGTTGTCAGACGACAGGACACCATCAATCTCAGTGTCAGTGTATCCTGCGTACTTAGATGATATAGCAGATGCACACAAAGAAGCTGCTAGATATACAGCATTTGAGGCAGATGCTAATGTGAATGTGATCTCCTCATCCTGTACTTCAGCAGAAGTTACATCTGTATCACCTAAGAGGAACCTAACGACATTAATTCTGCCTCCAGCAGTAGTTTTGTCTAAGTCTGTTGGATCATAAGTAGCAGTCATTAGGTAATCCCTTTAGTTTGTCTATTGATTCTCTAGGTAGCCAAAGTTACTACGCCATGATCGGATCAGACCCCTTTGCTTAGATACAACGCGAGAGTGTTTGCATTTCTCTCTGTCGTACTTCAGCTTGTTATCTTTTGCATTAGCCTTGACTTTGACATTGAAACCATCTACTAGATAATTTAGTTGATCAATTGTCATAGCGTCTAAACCATCACCTACCTTCTGTTCAACAGTAAGCTTATCACTGTGAAACAATTGGTGGCTGTGGAACAGGATACGAGCTTGGTCAAATGTTACACCTAAGGTCTTCCAAGGGAACTCTTTGCCAGACTCATAAAATCTACCGTTCCAAGTGATACCAGCCGCAGCCTTAACAAAGGTTGGCATACTATCCTGAAGTTCTTTGTAGTAAACGTCTGTCATTTGTATTGACTTTCTATTGTTGTCGGGTTAAAGGCATATTACGCTCCAACGTAACTTTGGATATTATGCGCTGGAGCGTAACTTAGGTTATTTACAGAACGTCATTTACAAACGTACCGAGCGATGGGCCAACAACCTTCATGTCATATGCCATCTTAGCTTGAATTTCTTCAGCTACACCTTTGCGTTGCAGTGCTTCATCTGTGAATGATTCTACGGAGATACCGTATGAAACACCTTCGATGGAGTTATATGCAAAGTTCAGGCCAGAAGCAGGCATGTCCAAGCCAGCATCCGCAGGGGAATATGTCAGGAGCATGGAGTCACCAGCCATAAACGCAGGAGTACCAGTTGCACCCTCTTTTGCGGTGTTGCTGACTGCATCCATGACAATCACTTCTTCTACACCAAAGATGTTTGCAAGCAGGGTCATGTCAATCAATGCTGGGTTAGCAATGGTTGCACCACCGTTGATGCGGCCCAAGATTTGTGGGTTAGCCATCAGTGCGTCAATTGTACGCTGTGGGATCAAGATTTTGTTGCATTTGATACCGTAGTTACGCAGTTGAAAATCACGCTTCCATCCACGGACGTTATCAATTGGAACTGCTGCACTGTCGGACCACTTTACGAAGTCATTTGTACCAGAAAGGTCTTCTGCCCAAACACCAGTCTTAAAGAATGTGTTAAGAAAGTCACGATCCTTTTGCATCAGCATCTTGTTCATTACGTTCTTGACCTTACGCATACGCAGGTTAAGCACATCATCAGCATTTGCCAAAGTCTGTTGATCAAAATCAGCAGCCAAACCATAAACTTCTGCAAAGTATGTATCAGTTGCAGAGCTTACTTCGATCTTGGGTGGTGCAGTACGTGGGGCCAGCTTCTGAACATCGCCTTCACGGTTTTCTTCATCTGGGTTAAACTTGTAAAACTTATCAGACTGCTTGTCAACTTCAACTGCTGGGAAAATCTTGTCCGCAATGAAGTTTTGCTCAGTCATGTAAGAAAGGGTCAAGCCAGTAAGAACCTCATCGAGGTGAACTGCACTTGGTGTGTTATTAAAAGCCATTAGTATATTTCCTTATTGTACGGTTTACGCAGGTACTACGTTGCCACCGAGATAGAAGTTAATCTGAACCAAGTCATCACCAGCAGCAGCAGCCGCACGGGTCACACCCAAGACTACATCACCAGTTGCAGCTACAACAGCTTTACCAGCCGCGTCAGATGCAATGTTAATGCCAGCAGCAAGTGCTGTACCAGCGTAAACAACTGGGTCACCGCCACGTACAACCGAAGCTGCATGTGTATCTGCTGGGCTGTTAAACAGCACACCTACAGCAGCTTCACCGTTGCCACAAACGACGACATCTGCGCCATCAGATTTGACAAAGAGGTACTGCGAACCTGTAAGGTCTGCGCCTGCAATGTATGTTTCTACTTGTCCGTCAATGTTATTATAAGCCATTATGCTTTGTCCTTACGAGCTTGTGCTTCTAGTGCTTTGCCTTCAGATGTCTTAAGAACATTAGTCATTGCTTTTGCGCGAGCAACGGCCTTGTTTCCTGTGAGACCTGAATCTGCAATTTCAGTTGTAATAAGTGCATCAAGTTTATCTTGAGCAGAAGTCATTTGACCGTCTACATCTGTAGAACCTGTTTCTTCCATCAGTTTCCCAAGGGCAGCATCAGCAGATTTAAGTGCGGTCAAAGTAGTTTCATCAGAGCCTACGAGCTTCAGGAGTGCCTTGGCATCATCCATTGCGAAGTTTGGCAGGTCACGGTTGGCTTGCTCTGTAAGTGTAGCATCTAGCTTATCAGCAAAAGCTGTTTCTAGTGCTGTAACTACAGCTTCAGGGAGTGTGGCTTTGTCTACCATAGTTCCAGCTACTTCAATAAATTCAGCAACCGATGCTTCTTCTTTGGTAAGACCTTCAGCAGTAATGCTGTAGCCCTCTGCCATAACAGATGCACGGAGTGATTCATTAGCAGTTGTTGCAACAGCAAGATCAGCCTGTAGCTTTTCAATTTCCTCAGGTGTCATAAGGGTTTCCTTGTTTGTATTGATTGACAGTGATTGATAAACTCGCGGGGCTGACGTTGCGAGTTCGGTAAGGGCTACATCTAGTGTAGATACGCCATCGGCCAGTCCTTGATCGACAGCCTTTTGCCCCCTATACATCCGAGCCTCAGTAGCACGAACTGCATCTGGTTTAATGTCTCTAGCCTCAGCTACAGCACTAATAAACATCTCATAAGAATCATTGACTGACTCCTGCAAGTAACTTAGAGCTTCACCCTCAAGTGGAGCATTAGGGTTACCAGCGACCTTGTAATCTCCAGCGTAAATAAAGGTAGGTTTGACGCCAGCCTTTGCATTAGCTTCTGAATTATCAACGTGCATGGCAACGACACCAATGGAACCAACGGAACCTGTCTGTGTCGTGTAAATCTTATCAGTGGCAGAACCAATGAGGTATGCAGCAGAAGCCATAGTGTCCCGTGCCATCGAGATCATAGGCTTACGTCCGCGCTGGCTCATAAGATAGTCTCTGAAGTCAAATGCCCCAGCAACTTGTCCGCCACCTGAGTCAATGTCCAGAAGAATGTTCTTGACACTCTGGTCACTCATTGCGTCTTCTACTTGTTCCTGTAGGGAAGCATATGATGTCATTCCTGACATAGCCTCAATACCTGTAGACCGATGTGTCATAGACCCTACAATAGGGATAACACGTGTACTGTCAGATAGGCTCAAGGAGGTCCGCTGAGAGGCATCTTTGTCTTGCTTGTACATACCCTCACCTAATACTCCAATACGCTCTGATAAGACCGCACAGAGGGTCTCAGCGTAATCAGGGGTACACAGCAAAGGTGTATTAAGGATTAACGTGGATAGATGATTAAGTTTATTCATTTGATTACTCTCTGCAATTTATCTTCCTGCAACTCTCTCTATTGTTATCGGGTTAACACTTCAAACTTGCCACCAGCCTTTAATGTGATGTTGTTTGTGCCTGTGATATTCTTGATCCAGACCTCAGCCCTATCCCCTTGATCCATTCGGAGGTTGCCAGAGAAAGCTACGTTGCTCGATAATGTTCCTAAGAGGCCACCGTTGATAGTCGTAAGATACTCAGGTCCAACATTAACATAAGCATCTTCAGAGGCATCATATTGTCTAATCTGGAGTATGACCTCTGTGTTAGCTTGTCCTGAGAATGAGAAAATGCCATCACACCTAGCCTCAACTGTTTGGCTACAGTCTAACCTTAGGCCATTAGTGTTAGCAGTGCTGTACCAGTAAGAATCTGTTAAGGTCATAGCACCTGTAAGCTGCGTAAGCTCACCTTGGGTAGTTATGACTACAACACTATCTGCTGTTGGTGTGTGTGATGCACCTTGGTAAGTATTGCCAATGCCTAC